CTCCAATTCTAGTATACTCTAATAATAGAGTAACGGTGAGGATTCACGTGACCAATGCTTACGCAAGGTACGTGGTGTTTCCAGAACGCTAGTTACCGGCTCATTTCTCTGAATTCTCATGAGAAACGCCCAAGGATCAAGCTTACCTGGTATCCGATGAACGGGTATCCTCTGAACCAATACTTTCAACATGTCCATTTTTGAACAGTCATGTCTAAGATCAGCAAGAAGAGGGTTCTCAGAAACTAGTTCTGCGTTTCCTTTTGGAGCATCAAGGATGTGATACATCATTCGGCCCATGAGATTTAAAACCTCATATTGATGGCTTGTGATGTCAACCTCGTATGCATTTAGCAGCCGGGGATCAAAAAGATCAAGTTCGAGAAAGCTCAATGAGCTAAATCGATCAACGAACCTTTCACACACTACTTGTTCAGTAGTATATCCCTTCTTAAGGATGATACCTAAATCAAACTTCAGAGACTTGTAAGTCTCTGCAGCGATTTGTCGGACTTCCTCCGCATATGGCTGAAGGAGAGTATTGATGATGTTGAATTTTTCATCCTCATCAAGATTTGAGATAATCTCATCTGTCAAAGGACGGAAACCGTACGGAAAATTGAGCTCCTCAAGCCTTTTCAGCTTATGGCGCAACCTTTTCGGTACCAGGTATTCGGGGAAAATCATAGCTGGATCATAGATCTTAGCCATGACATTATCCGGTGACAATGGGCGGAATTTTCCAGCCCTCACAACGTCTGAAGGGGTTATATAATAACCAGCAAATTCAGCGTAACCTGTCGAAGAAAATGACTTTTCTGGTGAGATTCCAATCTCCATCAGTTTAAGACATTTTAGGTACTCCTTATGGACTAAATCATCACGAATGATGATGTCGTCCCCAAGGATTCGGAAGCAGTCATCATCTTGAATACCCAATTTCTCACATATCCCGTAAAGGAGTATGTTATGAAATAAGGCGTAACAAGAGAATGACGGAAGCAGACCTAATGGCTGCCCCCTGCCCCAAGTGATTGTTTCTCTGGGGATTTTGAAAGCCTTGGGAAGCTTCCACTCTCCCTTGACCGCTGCATCAAAAAGTTGCAGGATCTCAGAGTCGGCACCTAGCCTACTCAACAAATACCTTTGTAAAGTATAAGGAGTAGTATCCGTAGCACTACGTGTGTCCACAGAGTGGACCATGTAGCCCTGAGCTAACCATTTCTGAGCCATTTTGGCACCAGATTCTTGGTCAGTCGTACAATCTGACGGTAAAACCGCCAGAACTCTCATCAATGCCTTGAATAAAGGCGAGAGAGCGGCTTGGTAAATAAGTCTCGGGCTTGCAAAAACCCTCAACTTACACCCTGGTTCGCTGGAAGCATAAATACTTCCAACGCACCTTCTGTGTTCTTCTCCAGCGTTGATAGCGATATCTCGCAAATCTGAGCTAGAATTCAAGACAGATGAAAGTAACTCCCAGGGTGGGAGATCCTTGAAATAATCAAGGGCTTTCATTATATACACATTCCCATTAAGTTGGGGCTGTGTTAACAGGTGTTGCAGATCCTTAAGGATCCTGACACAAACTTCTCTTTGCTGCTCTTGGTAGGAACCTTTTGGGTTACCAGTTACCTTGAGAAATACTAGCTCCGGATAGGAGTCAGTATCTGCAAGTGGAGTCTTCAACCTGGGTAGGTCGAAGTTGCGATTCACTCTAACAATACCAAGGGATAATATCCTTTGCACTGGAGTGATAAGCTCTTCATAAGATCTATCTGACTGCAACAAGGCAGCATCGATGAACTTAGACACGTTCTTCTTAGTGAAAGAATCAACGTGAAAGAGACGCTTTAGCGGAACCATCCGCCGTTTGAGAAGTGTACTGTATTTCTTGAGAAACAGAAGTTTCTTAGGGAAGCCGTTTACTTTTCGGACCCACGGAGACGTGGGAGGTGGAGAATCACCGTTGAGGTTAGCTTTCAGTACTGTTTCCAGTGCTGAACAGTAATCTATAGCTCCTTGGATGCCTCTTGCCCGCTTCCATCTCGTTAAGAGAATAAGCAGGTGTCGTGCATCACGCGGTTCAAGGCCTAGGGCCCTTAGCTCTAGCATTCTGTAGCCGAAACCTTCGGGTTTATGCTTTTTGTTTGACCTTCTCTGGTCATCCATAAAGGTATTACCTCGAAAAAGGATTAGGTGTACAGTGGTGTATCACTACACCCAATACGCTAGCTT